CGTGCGGTCAAGATGCTGTGGCAGCATGACCCGGCCCAGCCCATCGGCATTTGGGACGAGGTGCGCGAGGATGCCACGGGCCTGTGGGTCAAGGGGCGCTTGTTGCGCGATGTTGACAAGGGCCGCGAGGCGGCGGCGCTTTTGGCGGCGGGGGCGATTGACGGGCTGTCGATTGGCTACCGGACCGTCAAGGCAGAACGAGATGGCAAGGGGCAACGCCTTTTGCAGGAGTTGGAGCTTTGGGAGGTGTCCTTGGTGACCTTTCCAATGCTTCCCGAGGCGCGGGTGGCGGCCAAGGGCGATGACCCCGAGGCCGAGACTTGGCGCCGACTGGCGCAGGCTTTGACCGAGGCGGCAGAGGCCATGGCCGGGCGGCCCTAGGCCCGGTTCTTCAACCAAACCGAAGGATGACTGGAATGACCGAGACAAAGGCTCGGGCCGGGGAAGGTGTGCCTTTGGCCACCAAAGCCGCCCAAACTCCAGCTGCGGACGCAAAAGCCGCTCTGGAAGGATTTCTGAACGCTTTCAAGGGCTTTCAGAGCGAAGTGAAACAATCATTGCAACATCAGGAAGAGCGTTTGACCATGCTGGATCGCAAACAAATGACTTTTGGCCGCCCTGCATTGGCCACCAGTGCTGAAGTGGAAGTGCCCCACAAGAAGGCCTTTGGCGCCTACTTGCGTTCGGGCGATGATGATGGCCTGCGGGGCCTCGTCTTGGAGGGCAAGGCCTTGTCGACTGCAGTGGCCGCGGACGGCGGCTATTTGGTCGATCCGCAGACCGCCGAGACCATTCGCTCGATGCTGGTGTCGACCTCTAGCTTGCGGGCTGCGGCCAATGTGGTTCAGGTGGATGCGACGTCGTTCGACGTGCTGATCGACCGGTCCGAAGTCGGTTCTGGCTGGGCAACCGAGGTTGCGCCGCAGGCAGAAACCGCGACCCCGTTGATTGATCGCATTTCGATCAAGCTGCATGAGCTGTCGGCCATGCCGAAGGCGAGCCAGCGCTTGCTGGATGACACCGCTTTTGACGTTGAGGGTTGGCTGGCCGGCAAGATCGCCACGCGCTTTATCCGTGCGGAGGCGGCCGCTTTCATCAATGGCGACGGTGTGGACAAGCCGCGCGGGATTTTGTTGCCGCCGAAGGTGGCCAATGCGTCCTGGACCTGGGGCAATCTTGGCTACATCCCGACCGGCGCGGCGGCCGATTTCGCGACCACCAATGCCAGCGATTGCATCGTTAATCTGGTCTATGCGCTGGGAGCGGATTACCGCGCCAATGGCACCTTTATCATGAATTCGAAAACCGCAGGCGCGGTGCGCAAGATGAAGGATGCCGATGGCCGCTTTATGTGGGGTGACAGCCTGCAGGCCGGGGAGCCTGCACGTCTGATGGGCTATCCGGTGTTGATCTGCGAGGACATGCCGGATGTGGCGGCCAACAGCCATCCGATCGCCTTTGGCGACTTCACCGCCGGCTACACCATTGCCGAGCGTCCCGATCTGCGCATCCTGCGGGATCCCTTCTCGGCCAAGCCCAATGTGCTGTTCTACGCCAACAAGCGCGTGGGCGGTGATGTCACCGACTTTGCGGCGATCAAGCTGCTGCGTGTTGCGGTCTCGTAAGCCTGGGCTGCGGGTCCGGCCCCTGTGAGGGGGCCGGATCCATGGGCGCGCGCGCGTTCGAAACGGGCCTTTGGGGCTGATGGCAAAGGATCTGAAGATGATGCTGACGGAAATGACGACGGTCCCCGTTGCGGCCCTGCCCGTGCAAGGGTTGAAGGACCATTTGCGGCTGGGGTCGGGGTTCACCGAGGATGGGCTGCAAGATGGGTTGATCGAAGCTTATCTGCGCGCCGCGATTGCGGTGGTGGAGGGGCGGATCGGCAAGATGCTGATCGCCCGGCGGTTCAAGTTGGAGCTTCAGGATTGGCGCGGGGCAGGCGAGCAGCCCTTGCCGGTGGCACCGGTGAGTTCTGTGGTGTCGGTCACGGTGGTGGATGTGCAGGGTGCGGCCACGGTGGTGGAGCCCGCGCGTTATCGGCTGGTGCCGGACATGCATCGGCCAAAGCTTGTGGCGGTGGGGGTTTTGCTGCCCGTCGTGCCGATGGATGGACGCGCCGAGGTGGTGTTTGACGCAGGCTTTGGCGCGACTTGGGCCGAGGTGCCTGTGGATCTGGCGCAGGCGGTGATGCTGCTGGCTGCCGAGTATTATGAGACGCGCCAGCCCGGAGATGGGGGGGCTTCGGGTTTGCCCTTTGCCGTTCAGGCGCTGATTGAGCGCTGGCGCACGGTGCGGATCCTGGGGGGTAAGCCATGAGCGCCCCTCGAAAGACGCCGCGTCTGGATCGCCGGATGGTCTTGGAGGCACCCACGCGGGTGGCCGATGGGGCGGGTGGGTTTCAGCTGACCTGGGTGGTGCGGGGCGTTTTGTGGGCCGCGCTGACGCCCGGGGCGGGGCGCGAGGCGGCTGGGGTTGAGGTGCGTGCAGCACAAGTGCCCTACCGCATCACCGTGCGCGGCGCGCCGGTCGGCTCCACGGCGCGGCCTCGGCCTGAGGATCGACTGCGCGATGGGGCGCGGGTGTTCACGTTGCTGGCCGTGACCGAAGAGGGCCCGCGTGGCCAGTATCTGACCTGTTTTGCCCGTGAGGAGGATCCGGCATGAGCTATGCGGCGGCGGCGGCCTTGCAGGCGGCAATCTTTGGCGCGCTGAGTGCGGCGCCTGCGCTTTCGGGGGTGAGCATCGTTGATGCCATGCCTCCTGGCACCACGCCCGGCACCTTTATTCTGATCGGCCCCGAAGTGGCGGTGGATCAGTCGGATGGCACGGGGGCAGGGGCGGAGCACCGCTTCACCATCAGCGTCATCAGCGATGCGACAGGGTTCTTGACCGCGAAATCGGTGGCCTCGGCAGCTTCGGCGGCGGTGTTGGCGGGGGGGCTTAGCCTGACGACAGGGCATCTGGTGTCGATCAATTTTCAGCGCGCTGTGGCGCGGCGGCTGGAGGAGGGCACCACGCGGCGCATCGACATGACGTTTCGGGCGCGTGTCGAGCTTTAGCGGATTTTCACAGCCAAGGGCGCAGCCCTTTGGCGGTTAGGGAGATGAGACATGGCAGTGCAAAACGGCAAGGACCTGTTGATCAAAGTCGATATGGTCGGGGATGGGCAGTTTCAGACGCTGGCGGGATTGCGCGCTCAGCGGTTCAGCCTGAACGCCGATCAGGTGGATGTCACCAGCCTGGACAGTGCGGGCGGCTGGCGGGAGTTGCTGGCGGGGGCTGGGGTGAAATCGGCCTCAATCTCGGGCTCGGGCGTCTTTCGCGATGCGGCGACGGATGGGCGCGCGCGGCAGATTTTCTTTGATGCGGAAACTCCTGATTTTCAGGTGGTTGTGCCGGATTTCGGCACCATTGAGGGGCCGTTCCAGATCACCAGCATCGAATATGCCGGCAGCCATAATGGCGAGGCGACCTATGAGATCAGCCTCGCCTCGGCGGGTCAGCTGACCTTTGTGGCGCTGTAAGGGGGCGTGCCGATGGCCAACCCCTATGCCGGTGAGGTGGCGATTGTGCTGGATGGGCAGCGCCATGTGGCCAAGTTGACCCTGGGCACGTTGGCTGAGTTGGAGGCCGCGCTGGAGGCGGGGTCTTTGATGGAGCTGGTCGAGCGGTTCGAGACGCGCGCCTTTACCACGCGCGATGTGCTGGCGCTGGTCGTGGCGGGGCTGCGGGGCGGGGGTTGGCAAGGCACGGCCGCCGATTTGCGCACCGCCGAGATTGGTGGCGGGCCGGTTGCGGCGGCGCGGGTGGGGGCGGAGTTGCTGGCGCGGGCGTTCCAGCTGCCGGGCGAGGCATGAGCGGGATTGATTGGCTAGGGCTGATGCGTGCCGGGATGGGCCGCTTGGGCCTGACGCCCGATCAGTTCTGGCGGCTTAGCCCGGTGGAATTGCGGACCATGTTGGGCGCAGAGGCGGCTGGGCCGCCTTTGACGCGGGCGCGGCTGGAAGAGTTGGCTGCGGCATATCCCGATCAGGGAAAGGGCAAGGATCATGGCGGAGATTGACGAGCTGCAAGACCAGATCGCCGCACTTGAGGCCACTTTGGCGGGCAGTGCGGGGATGGTGGCGGCCTTTGACGGCGAGTTGGCGCGGATGCGCGACAGCTTGGTGTTTACCGGGCGCGAGGTGAACACGCTGTCTTCGGGGATCGGTGGCGGCTTGCGCCGGGCTTTCGATGGGCTGGCGTTTGACGGGGTGAAGCTGTCGGATGCGCTGCGCGGTGTGGCGCGGACTATGGCCGACACGATCTATGGCGTGGCCATGAAGCCGGTGCAGAACGCGCTGGGCGGCGCGCTGGCCCAAGGGTTGAACGGGCTTTTGGGCGGTTTGATGCCCTTTGAAAAGGGTGGTGCCTTTGTCCAAGGCCGGGTGATGCCCTTTGCCAAGGGGGGCGTGGTGGCACAGGCAACCGCCTTTCCGATGCGTGGCGCCACGGGGTTGATGGGCGAGGCGGGGCCCGAGGCGATTATGCCCTTGGCGCGCGGGGCGGATGGCCGGTTGGGGGTGCAGGCGGCGGGATCGGCGCGGCCGGTCACGGTGGTGATGAATATCACGACCCCCGATGTGCAGGGCTTTCAGCGCAGCCAGACCCAGATTGCCGCCCAGGCCCAGCGGATGCTGGCGCGTGGGCAAAGAAACCGCTGAAGGGGCAGGACAATGGCATTTCACGACATCCGCTTTCCGGCGAACCTGTCGTTCGGCGCGCTGGGTGGGCCCGAACGGCGCACCGAAATCGTCACGCTGGCCAATGGCCATGAGGAGCGCAACACGCCCTGGGAACATTCGCGCCGCCGTTATGACGCGGGGATGGGCCTGCGCTCTTTGGACGATCTGGAAACGCTGATTGCGTTCTTCGAGGCGCGGCGCGGGCCGTTGCATGCGTTTCGGTGGAAGGATTGGGCGGATTGGAAATCCTCCGTTCCTTCGGCGTCAACGGGGCCGATGGATCAAAACTTAGGCGTTGGCGATGGGGTGCGGACGGCGTT